TAGCTGGTAGAACTTCGTTCTCTGGAACTTTAGAAATGCACTATGATGAAACAGATTCACCACAAGAAACTTTAACTGTGGGAAGTTCAATATCTTTTGTATTATTACCTGAGGGTAATTCATCAGGAGATCAAAGCTTTTCAGGTACAGGTATTATTACAGGTATGAGTATTAATAATGCTATGGACGCAGTTATTTCAAGAAGTGTAACTTTTCAAGGAACAGGCACATTAACTAAAGGAACTGTATAATCCTAATTTATGTCAGTTATTGATAGAGTTAAAACTCACTTTGAGAATTTACAAACTATTACTATTGAAGTTGAGGAGTGGAAAGACGAGCATGGGAATCCGTCTATCTTTTATTCCGAGCCATTAACACTTGAAGAAAAGAATATTATCTTTAAGAAATCAGATAATTTCCAAGACTTAACTGTTTTGGTCGATCTGATTATAATGAAACTTCAAGTAAAAGATGATAAAGGCAACTTAACTAAAGCTTTCAAACCAGAAGATAAATTTGCATTAAGAAAAAAAGCTGATTCTAATATTATTGGAAATATAGCAAATAGAATACTATTAGATACATCTTACGAGGAAGCCCAAAAAAAGTAGATAGCGACCCAGATATAAGGTCGCTTTTAGTTGTAGCAGATAGATTACATATAACTATCCAAGAAGTTCTTAATATGCCAATGTCTCATTATAATCTTTGGTTAGCTTACTTGAAAAAAGAGTCAGATGAGTATAATAATCAAAAGAAGTTAGCAGAAGCAAAGAAATATAAAATATAATGGCACAGAATCTAAATATAAATATTACAGCACGAGATAGGACTAGAGAAGCTTTTAATAGTTTGAGAGGAAAACTTGGTGGGTTATCAAGAGCAGTATTTTCTTTAAAGGGTGCTTTTGTAGGACTTGGTGCTGGTATTGCTGTTAGATCATTTGTCAATACAGGAAGAAGCATTGAAGATTTACAAGTTAGATTAAAAGCATTATTTGGAACTACACAAGAGGGTGCTAAAGCTTTTGATGTAATGGCTAACTTTGCGGCTAAAGTTCCTTTTTCACTAGAACAAATACAAGCGGCATCAGGTAATTTAGCAATCGTTGCTGGAGATTCTGAAAGACTAGGAAAAATTTTAGAAATAACTGGTAATGTTGCGGCGGCAACAGGATTAGATTTTCAACAAACTGCTGAACAAATACAAAGATCATTTGCTGGTGGTATAGCGGCGGCAGATGTATTTAGAGAAAGAGGTGTTAGACAAATGTTAGGTTTCAAAGCTGGTGCAACTGTTACAGCAGAAGAAACTATAAAAGCATTTGAAAAAGTATTTGGTAAAGGTGGAAAATATGGACAAGTTACTGATGATTTAGCTAACACATTTACAGGTACATTATCAATGCTTGGCGACAAATTATTTAATTTTAAAAGAAATGTAGCTGGCGCACAATTTTTTGATGAACTTAAAAAAGAATTTAAAACATTAAATAAATTTATAGAAGAAAATACAGAGGACTTTGAAACTATTGCTAATGTTATAGGTAAAATATTAACAGTAGCAGTTAAAAGTTTTGCGGCGGCGGTACGAGGAGTTGCAAAAGCAGTATCATTTTTAAGAAACCAATATGAAAATTTAATTAGATTACTTAATAAGATTCCATTCGTTAATATTGAAATAGGTAAAACACAAGAAGCAGTAAATGATAAAGCAGAAATTTATAAAGATAAAATAATGCTTGTTAATGAAGAACTTAAAAAGACTAATAAAAGTTTAGTTCAAGTAAAAGATAATTTTACTAAAATAGGAGAAGTAATTAAAAAAGATTTAGATAAGATGAGTGAAACTGCAACATTTGTTTCTAAAATATTAAATATGGGAATAAAAGGTTTTTCAAGAGGTTTAGCAGAATCTATAGTTATGGGTAAAGAATTAAAAACTACATTCCAAGATTTGGCAAGAACATTATTAACTGAAGTATTAGCAACTATAATTGAAATACTTGCTAGAGAAGCAGTATTACTTGCTATTGAAAAAGCAAAAACAAGTGAAATTAAAAAACAATCTATATTTAGATCAATCGGAAGTTTTTTTGGTTTTGGTGGTAAAGCTTCAGGCGGTGCAGTATCTAAAGGTCAGCCAGTTTTAGTTGGAGAAAAAGGGCCTGAATTATTTGTTCCAAATCAAACAGGACAAATAACTCAAAATGCTAGAGGTACAGATGGAAAAGGTGTTACAGTTAATTTTAATATAACAACATTAGATGCTTCTGGTTTTGATGATTTATTAGTAAGATCAAGAGGAACATTAACACAAATAATTAATACTGCTGTTAATGAAAGAGGAGAAAGGAATTTAATCTAATGTCAGGTGCTTTTCCAATATCTAATGCAAAATTCTCAACTATGGGAATTAAATCAATTCAAAATACAATTATATCTAAATCTGTATCAGGAAAGAAATTAGCAAGACAAATAGATGGTCAAAGATTTGCATTTACAATAAGAATTATTACAGCAAAAAGATCAGATGTATATGGAGAGCTTATGGCCTTTATTGTAAAACAAAGATCAGGTAAAGAAAACTTTACAATTACACCACCAGAAATAAAAGATGCTAGAGGAAATGAAACAGGAACATTATTAGTTAATGGCGCACACTCTGCTGGAGATACTACTATTGCTCTTGATGGATTTGGTGCTGATGGTGCTGGAAGATTAAAAGCTGGAGACTTTATTAAATTTGCACATGATAAAGTTTATATGATAGTTTCAGATGTAACAAGTTCTTCAAATGCGGCTACAGTTACAATAGAGCCACCATTAGTTTCTGCTCTAGCTGACGATTCATCTGTTACTTATGATTCAGTTCCTTTTACAGTTCATTTAATAAATGATACACAAGAATTTGGTGCAGTTGGATCAGATAAGGACGGAAATTTATTATATCAATATGAATTTGATGTAGAAGAAACTCTTTAATGAAATATAAAGTCAAGTATTGGATAAATGTGGATTTTATTGCAGAAGAAATAATTGACGAAAAACATATTGATTTTAACAAGAACGATTTAGGAGAATATAATAATCCTACAAAAAATGCTAAATATGTTGTATTAGATACTATTAAACTAATTAGAAGAACATACGAGGAACATGGCGAAAACACTAACGACAGCATTAAAGAATCAACTAGCCACAAATGATATTAGGCCTGTTCATCTTATTACGATTGGTTTCTCAACTCCCGTTAATATAACGGACTGTTCTTTTTCACTTACAAGCTCTGTATCTGGTTCAAGTGTAACTTATAATGCTTCTGATTTTATTATTGGAGTATCTGAATTTTCTGAGCAAACAGATATAACAAAAGCTTCTTTTAAATTTACTTTATCTGGTGCTGATCTAACTTTTATATCTACAGTTTTAAATGAAAATGTAACTAATGATGAATTTACTGTTTATAGAGGTTTATTAGATAGTTCTAATGCTTTAGTTGCTGATCCTTTTTTACTTTATAAAGGAAACATCGAATCATATATTATTCAAGAGGGAGATACAACAAGCTCATTAGAATTATCAATAGTTTCACATTGGGCTGACTTTGAAAAGAAAAATGGTAGAAAAACAAATAATACATCACAACAAAGATTTTTTAGCACAGATGTTGGTATGAATTTTTCATCTGAAATAGTAACAAATATTAGATGGGGTAAGGTATAATGGATTCTGTAATTAAATTATATCAAAGCTTTCCTAAATATAAAAATCATTCATATCAAGATATTTATTATCATATACTTCCATCTATAAATTATAATCAATACAAAAAGTTTGAAGATAATAAAGGTTTATATGGATTTGTTAATTGGGCTTTTCTTTCAGAAGCTATTGAAAGTGAATATAAAAAAAATGGATTGATTTATAAAACAGAATGGAAAAGTGGTAATCAATTATGGTTGCAAGATATATTAATATTAAGAAATCCTAAAACAGTTATGAGTTGGGTATATAATTATTTCAAAAAATTTCTAAATGTAGATCAAGCTATACATTGGTTAAGATTAGATAGTAATAATAATATTTATAGAATATCAAAGAAGTATAAAAGGGAGTTTCACAAATAAATGGGAAGTATAATAAAAAAAAGTGCTGGTTTTGCTACAAAGTTATTTGGTGGAAATCCATTAATATCTTTAGGTGCAAGTTTATTTTTATCTTGGGTATTAAGACCTAAAACACCAGAAATACCTGATTTTGGAGTTAATGAATTTGACGATTATGAAAAAGGTATATTAGTAAATAAATCCTCTAACGATGCTAATATTCCTGTAGTTTATGGAGAAAGATTAGTTGGTGGAACAAGAGTATTTTTAGAAACATCAGGAACAGATAACCAATATTTATATTTAGCTTTGGTTCTTGCAGAGGGAGAAATAAATTCAATAGAAGAAATAAGAGTAGATGATAAAGCTGTAACTTGGGCTAGTGCATTATCAGATGGAACAGCAGTAGAAGTTGGAAGTGGAGATAGTAATTATTATAAAGATGGTGCAAGTCTAATTAGAGTAGAGCCACATTTTGGAACAGATGGTCAATCAGCTTCTACATTACTTTCAACATTATCTAGTTGGGGATCGAATCATAAATTATCAGGAATAGCTTATCTTGCACTTCGTTTTAAATGGAATCAAGACGCATGGACACAAATACCAAAAGTACAAGCTAAAATAAAAGGTAAAAAAGTTGTAAGTTATAATGCTAGTTTAGTTGCACAAACTGCGGCACACTCAACTAATCCAGCTTGGTGTTTATTAGACTATTTAACAAATGCTAGATACGGAAAAGGATTATCAACATCAGAAATAGATTTGCAAAGTTTTTATGATGCGTCAGTTGTTTGTGAAACACAAGTAACACCATATTCAAGCGGAAGTGATATAAATATATTTGATTGTAATGCTGTTGTAGATACATCAAGAAACATAATAGATAATGTTAGAGATTTAATAAAAGGTTGTAGAGGTTATATTCCATATTCACAAGGTAAATATAAATTAATTATTGAAACAACAGGCACAGCTTCTATTACATTAACAGAAGATGATATTATTGGTGGTTATTCATTAAACATTCCAAATAAAAATGAAAGATATAATAGAGTTATAGCTTCATTTGTAAATCCTGACAGAAATCATCAAGTAGACGAAGTTCAATTCCCACCAATAGATGATTCAGGTTTAGCTTCAGCAGATCAACACGCAACAATGAAAACTGCTGATGGTGGTTTTTTATTAGAGGGTAGATTTAATTTCCCATCTATTACAAGCCCATATCAAGCTGAAGAACTTGCAGAAGTTATTTTAAGAAGATCAAGACAAGCAATATCATTAGGAATAAATGTTACATTTAGAGGATATGAATTAGAAATAGGAGATATTGTAAATGTTACCCATGCTTCATTAGGTTTTTCTGCAAAGCCATTTAGAGTTTTAGGTATTACTTTTAATGAAGATTATTCTGTAGGGTTAAGTTTAGTAGAGCATCAAGACGCACATTATACTTGGGCTACTAAAACACAGGCCGCAACAGTTCCAACTACAACATTACCAAATCCAAATGTTGTTCAGCCGCCAGCAAGTGTTACATTATCTGACCAATTAATCGAATATAATGACGGAACTGTAATTGTAGCTTTAGATGTAACAATAGGTGCAAGCACAGATAACTTTGTTGATTTTTACCAAGTAGAATACAAAAAAACTTCAGATTCTAATTTTATAATATATGCACAAGGAACAGGATTAAATCATAGAGTTTTAAATGTAATTGACCAAGAACAATATGATGTCAGAGTAAAAGCTGTAAATAGTTTAGGTGTATCATCAACTTATGTATCAGCTTCAAGAACAATAGTAGGTGCTATTGCACCACCAAGCGATGTAACAGATTTTTCATGTAATATTATAGGTCAAGAAGCTCATTTAGGTTGGGAACAAATATCTGATTTAGATTTAGCTTATTATAACTTAAGATTTAGTGAAAAAACAGATGGAACTGCTGATTGGCAAAACTCGGTAGCATTAGTAGAAAAAGTATCAAGACCAGCAACATCAATATCTGTACCAGCTAGAGCTGGAACATATTTAATTAAAGCTGTAGATAAATTAGGAAACTTTAGTTCTAATGCAACAGCTATTATATCGAATGTAACAAGTGCTTTAAATTTTAATAATATTGCAACTCAATCAGAACACCCAACATTTGCTGGAACTAATACAAATACAGTTATTACAGATAATGCTATTGAGTTAGATTCTTCTGAATTATTTGACTCAGCTAGTGGAGATTTCGATGATGAAACAACTAGATTTTTTGATTCTGGTGTTGCTAATGCTGACTTTCTTGCAAGCGGTAATTATGAATTTGCAGATGTTATTGATATTGGTGCTAAACATACGACTAGAATTACAGCTTCATTAACTCAAACAGCAGATAACCCTGATGACTTGTTTGACAATAGAAGTGGAGATTTTGACGATGCCGCTTCAAACTTTGATGGCGATGTTGCCGCTAATTGTAAT